GGGTCGAAGCGGTCGAGGACAGTGCGCAGACTGGCGGGTGTGCCCTTGCGCCGCTGAAAGGCGATAGCGTCGGCCACGGCGGCGCGCTTGACCGCTTCGGGCCAGTTGGCGTCCCACAGGTCGATCGACAGGCCCCATGCCAGCCAGGGCAGCAATACCAGCGGGCAGGTGGCCGGGTTCCAAAGATCGCGGATCGGCACCGGGATATCGAGCAGGCCATGCACAACCTGTTCCAGCGCCTTTTGCAGCGCGGTCGAATTGGCCGGCAGGATGGAGGGATAGGTCATTCGCCATTCCCCGCGATGGTCAGGGTGATGCCGCTGCACCAAGGCGCCTGGCTGCGCGTGATGGCGATGTCAGCGGCGGGCGAGAGCAGGTCGACCTTCTGGACGCCCTCGACATGGAGCGCGGCATAGATGCCCGATAGGGTGACGTCGCGGCCGATGCGGTGGCAGGCGGCGACATAGGCTTCCAGGTTGGTGCGGGCGGCGGCCAGCACGACGCCCGCATCAGGGCCGGCAAACAGGGTAAGTGCGGCAATGACGTCATAGCTGACGATCTGGGCCGATTTGACGACGACATAGTCGGTCAGGGGGCGGCGGGTTTCGGCAGACAGATAGGTGTCGACTGTGGCGACCAGATCGGGGCTGGCCGTGCCATCATCGGCCCGTGCGAGGATGGCGACGTCCACCTGGCCGGGCCATATGGCGGTATTGAGCGCCGTCATCATGGCGGTGACCAGCGCGCTTTCGGCGCCCTGCTGCGCCAGGACGGACAGGGCCAGCGCCTTGATGTCGTCAGGCTTGGGGCCGGTGGCGCTGGCGTCCAGCACCTGCGCATCGGCGGATAGCGCGTGAAAGATGTAGGAGCCTTCAGCCCCGGCGACCGAATAGCCTTCCGGGGCCAGCACCATGCGGCGACGGAAATCGGTGTCGCTTTCCATGACTGCCGCTGCGCCGGTGGTGGTGTCCGCTTCGCTCAGCGTGTAGCGGCCGACGCCGAAGACGGCGGCGAGATTGTCGAGGTCGGCGCCGGTGGAAAAGGCAGGCATGACCGCGCGGGCAGCGTCATTGACGCGCTGGCGCAGGATTTGCGCGACATAGGAAAGGACCAACAGGTTCTTGGTCGACGGGTCGCTTTCGCGCGCTTTGAACTCCGGCATCTCTGCCTTCATTCGGGTCACAGCGTCAGCGAAGATGGTGTCGAAATCCAGCGCCTCCACCACGTCGGGCGCAGGGAGGCGGGAAAGATCAACGGCGGTGAAGATGGTGTCGGCCATGCCGCCCATGTCGGGCAGGCGCGCGGGCCGGGGCTATGGGGCGCATAGGGAGAGGCGGCCTCTCCCTATGAAAGGTTCATCACTTAATTAGCAGTGCAGGTTCACAAGTGCCGAAATTAAAATGTGCGACGATAAGGTCTGGGGAAATGCCCTTCTACTACTATTCGATCTGCTCGCCAGTCAGTCACCGCTTCATCTAAAGCTTGGAGCAATTCCCGTTCCGCCTGGACCTCACATAGTCGGCTCCGCACCAATTCCGGACTGGCATTTCGCGGAATACGTGTATCCATCGCCACGATCTGCGCAAGCATCCCTATCCAGCCTTCGCAACGCCGTTGGGTGTCGAGCCAAGATATGAAGTTACTCATTTCGTCACCATCGAAGGACATATGAAGCGTTGGAGTTGCAATGTTCGTGAATCGAAATAGTTGACGTTTCCTTACTTTCTTCGAATGTCTTGGCAATAATCCCGCCAGTTATCGCGCAAGACTTGCAGAGGTTCGAGCGGTTCTGAAAAGCGTATTCCGCAAACACCGTGCTGCATCCATCGCACTTGCGCAGACGCGTTGAGGCCAATGGCTTTGATCCATATGTGCCTTCCCACGATAGGCAGGGTTTCCGCGCGCAACAAAGCTCCCCCAACCGAAATATCGCCGACGATCACAGGGTGGCTTTCACCCTGATCGATCATTTCGGCTTCAAAGGATGTTGCGAAGCGAACATGTTTTCGCATGTCGGATGGGTTCGCTCTATGTGGAAAGGACATGCTTCGACCCCACAAGTTTGTATTATGTGCACGGAATTTATCGGTTTACACCTCCAATGGCATCCTGCCATGAATAGCAATGGTTAATGGGAGGCGGTGCAGGGCATTTTCTACGCGTATATGCTGACCAATTTTTCGTACACCAGATCGAGCAAATGCTCGCGATCCGCATCATTCGCGCCCAGCAGTTCGCGACGCGGATAGTCCACCGCCCTGGCGCGGAGCGATGGCCGATCGCGAAGGCCGCCCTGATGGATGCTGGCGACCTGTGACGCCTTGCCGGAAAAGCCGACCCAAAAGCCCTTGTCGTCAGCCTGTGACCGCAGATAGCGGGCGGTGGCGAGGCGCCGAAACATCGCCTTACGCTTCAGGCCGCCGCGACGGCGCAGTGAGCCGCCGCCCTTGTTGCGATGTGCCTCTGGCACGGGCAGCCATTTGACCACCTTGGCAAATTCGAAGGAGCGGATGGCACCTGCCTCGATATCGAAGCCGGTCATCATCTGGCCGCTGCCCCAGGTGAAACTTTTCATGATGACGCGGCGCGGTTCACCGCCACCGCCGGAAGGGTAGAGGAAACAGGCAGCACTGCGCCCCGTGACCGGCGTGGGCCTGGCCTTGCGCGGGGTGAAGGCCGATCCGTCAGGCTGACGCTGGGCGGCCACGCGGCTGCGGTTGCGCTGCTCCAGATCGGCGGCCATGCGGCGCAGGATGGTGCGACGCTGGGCAGGGGAGAGGGCGCGCAGCAGGCCGCCCGCGATGCGCTCCAGTTCTTCCAGTCCATCGCTCATGGCAATATTTCATCATTGGCGATGATCTGGGCGAAGGAGGCGGCGGGACCGGCAAAGGCGTCGATCTGTGGCGGTTCGGGCGCATGGACGATATCATAGCCGCTGCCATCTTCGCGCGGGGTGACGATGACCGTTTCGGTGAGGTCGATCGAGATCAGCACGTCCGACACATCGCCGTCGAGCAATTCGCATTCGAAACCGAAGGGCTCGCTATCTTCCCGGCGCAGCAGCTGGGGCTGTTCCTTTTCGATCCAGGCGAGGATCGGCACGGTCAGATGATCGGCATTGCCGGCAAATTCCCAGACCCCGATTTTCAACGAATAGCTGTAGCTGTAGGAGAGCGTCCGCGATCGGCGGGCCGATATCTTGCCGCCCTCAATCCAGACCTGAAGGCGGTCGGGATGGATTTTGAGTTCCGGCAAATAGGCGGTGAGCCAGGCGCGGATGCTGTCAGCCTTGCGCATGCTTACCGGCCTTCGCCCTGGGCGATGCGGACCTGATTTTGCAGGTCGATCAAGGTCGCGCGGATCTGGCCCGCGACGTCATAGAGGTCGATCAGGCTGCCATGGCACTGGGCGCCGGTCATCTGCCCGTCCTTAGTCCGCTGGACCGTTGGCAGGCGCGCCGGTGCTGCCAGCAGATGCGGCGCGATCGTCGATGTTGGCCGTGGCGGCGGCGCGGTCGAGCAGGCGGACGCCATCAGCGTCAATGCACACAGCGCTATAGACCGGACGTTCGATGATCTTTTCGCTTTCATGGCGGATTTCCCTGACACTGGTCTGGCGGGTGAGTTCAGCGACCTGGGCGCGCTGGGTCGCGGCGTCGATCTGGCGCTGGAGTTCGGCGCGCTGGGCGGCTCTGGCCGCCTCCGCGCGCTTCGTGGCGGCCTGCTCCCGGTCGGCGCCGACGCTGACTCCATAGGCATAGCCGGCGATGCCGAGCAGGCAGGCGGCCAGCGCGGTGGCCAGGGCGAGGCGGATCGTCATACGCCGGTCTTCATCATCAGGGAAAGGCGTTTAGCGCGGTTGCCGACTTGCCCGGCCCATTTCGACTTAAGCATATTGGCGGCGGCATCCGCATATCGACCGGACTTCACCATGCCGAGCGTGTTGGTGAAGCCCAGCAGGCTCTTGAGACCGAGATTAAAGCACATGTTCAACAGCACGCGCTGGCGGACAGGTGAAAGAGTGCGCCACCATGGCAGGCCGCGATCGAGGTCAGCCTCACAGCGGGCGATATCGCTGTCGAGCAGCGCCCGCGACTGACTGCGCGTGATGCCTGCGGCGATGCAACTGGCCGTGGTGATGCCCAGTTTTCGCGACTCTTCCGCGCTGATCCCGACATCGTCCAGATTACGGCCGACGCCGATCGTCAGCTTGCCAGCGGTGCAGCGATAGACTTTCAGCCGCTCGCCTTCATCGCGCACCAATTCGGTTGCCAGCATGGCACGATCAAATTTCTCCATGGGATCAATCCTTTCGGGGGAAGTAGCGGTCAGCCAGGCGCGCGGGCAGGCCCGCCAGCATGTCGGCGGCGGCGCGCATGATGCGCGGGGTGGCGTCAAAGGCGATCAGGGCGATGGCGAAGGCGATCGACTGGGCGACAAAGTCATTCCAGTCGGTCACGGCGATGATGGCGAGGGTCGCGTAATAGCTGACCGTGGAGCCAACCACCCACTGGACGAAGCGCTGGCGGAAGGGGAGGGCAGGCTTCCAGGCCTGGGCCACGGCCGACCCGATCAGAGAGGGGGTGAGCGAGGCGACCAGTTCGGTCGCGGTTTCGATAAAATGGCGGATATCCATGGCTCAATCCCAAAGTTGCGTGAGGGCGAGGGTGCTGGTGGCGGTGGTTTCGGTCGTTGCCGGGACATTGACGACCGTGCCAAGCGGCAAGATGTTTCCGAGGTCCGCGAGGCCGGGATTGGCGTCGAGGACACGGGTCATATGTTCGGGGCCAAGGCCCGCGTCCCGCGACAGCAGTATGTCGAGCGTGTCACCCTGTTTCGCGGTCAGCTGCTGCGCGCTGGCCATCAGATCAGGTCCACGGTGGTTCGGGTGCGGCCCTGCAAGTCGCGCAGCGCATGCTGCGCGTCGCGGCGCAATTCGCCGATCGAGCCTTCCAGTTCGGTCGCCTGGTTGCCGCCGGCGGACGTCGTGTCGAAATCGCGGTGGCGCTCGATCAGTTCGGCTTTGGCGTAGAGGCCGATGGCGCGGAGATATTGCAGGACGTGGATGCTCTGGCCGTCCAGCTGGGGCGCGGGGACGGCGGCAAGGGTCTGATGACCGGCAGCATGGGCGTCCGCCATGACGCGCAGCAGGTCGATGCGGGCCGTCATCATCGCGCCCATGATTGCGGCGCGCAGGCGGGCGGGGGTGATGCTGGACGGGACGCGATAGGCAGCGCGGATCACCACGGGGTCGACGTCGGGGAAAAATCCATCGTTGGTGACGATAGTTTCATCCTGCGGCGTCGGGTCCAGTTCGGCCTGGGGCGGTCGGGCGACAAAGCTCATGCCATGATGACCTGGGCAAGCGCGCCAGCAGTGATGATGAACAGGCCGGTGAAGCCAAGTCCGGCGGCGAGCAAGGTCGCAGGCAGGAAGCGCGGGCGCACATCCTCATGCGCGGCCAGACCACCGCCCACAAGGAAGCTGATCGCCAGCGCCGCGATCAATAATGCGGCAAGCGAAAGCGCGATCGTCTTGAAAATGAGCCAGAAGGCCAGCGCGACGGTCATAAATCCTCCGATGCGCCCGCCGGTTTTCAGGGGTGAGGATCAGGACTGATACGGCCCTGTGGCCGAAGCCATCCCGTATCGCGCGATCCGCCCCTGAGCGCCGGGGGGCGAGATGGTCAGGCGGCGCTGGCGTCGCCCTGTTCGGTTGCTGCCTGCTCGGCTTCGGGCGGGAAGGCGGCGATATTGGTGGCCAGCAGCTTTTCCGCCCGCTTGATCTTGTCTTTGACGCCTATGCGATCATGCAGGCCCTGGGCGCGGCGCAAATGGAACAGCGTGTTTTCGATGGCGGGGCGCAGCGAGGCGGTGGCTTCGGCGCTGTCGAGCGCGCGCAGGCTTTCGGCACCGATCGCTTTGGCCAGCTTGGCGCGGACCTCATCATGCATGTCGATGCCGATCGTCAGGCCGTCGACCGAATCGAGAACGCCCAGGTCAAAAGGAGCGTCAGCGGCCTGTGCTTTCAGCGCGGCGTCGGCGATTTCCTCGACCAGCACCGTCGCGACGTCGCGGTTATAGCGGGATGGCATCGCGACCCTATGGCGCAGCAAGAATTCGCCCAAGTTGATCGCGTCGCCATAGTAGCCTGTGTCGATCATCCAGACCATCACCGTCGGCGCCACTTCGGCAGCGGTGCCAGTCCCGACACCAGCGTCGGCAGCGACCAGGCCGATCAGCCAGTCGCGATATTCCGGCAGCATCTGGCGCTTTGCCTCGACCTTGAGGCTGACCGCCTTGATTTCCTTCAGGCGGCGCAGGTCATGTGTCAGGCGCAGGGCGATCTGCGCGGCAGCGCGGGCAGCCGGCGTATTTGATGCGGAGTTCGCCCCCGCCGCCGTGGAGAGGCCGGCAGCGGGGGCGATGGCCGCCCCACCATTGGGAGCGGACGCAATGGTCTGGGCAGCAAGGATGCGATCCCTGTGGCGGCGAGCAATGCTCATGTGCGTGTCCTGTCAGGTGGGGCGGATCGGGGGAGGGGGAAGCCGGATCAGGCCGGCTTCTTGCCCATGACGACATTTTCGAGGAGGGCGCAGCGCCCATATTCCTCGATCACATAGTCTTCGTTCACGCTCTCATAATTTTCGATCTGGTCGAGCGCCGGTTCATCCTTGATCTGGCGGCGGCGGGTTTCCTCCTGCCAATAGATGGACAGGTTATCGAGGCTGGTGATGCAGATCGCGTCTTCCGGGAAGAAGGGCACGATAATAGCGCGCTTGCCCGCCAGTTGCATGGGCAGGGTCAGGATGCGGTGCGCTGCTTCGCGTTCGGTCGCGGTGTCACCGGCGGCCTGAAGCAGGTTCAGATATTTATCCTTCACCAACTTCCAGCCGACGATGACGACCAGATCGGTATCGCTGCGGTGCCATGGATCGAGCAGGTCGAGCGCATCGAAGGCCAAGGCGTCGAGATTGGCATAGTCGGCCTGGGCCGTATCGACGTTGGTGGCGTCGCCATCTACGACTTCGACGCCGGCGGCGACATAGATGGCCTTGGTGCCGCCCGAGGTCAGGGCACCATCGTCCAGAACCCGTTCGGGCGCATGGGTACGGATTTTGTGCAGCCAGCCTTCATTGACGTCCTGCAACAGAGGATTGGCGGCGCGATCGGTCGTTGCAGCGATCGACGTGCCGTTGAAGCCGATCATGATGCGGTCGCGGCCCTGCTGCTTCAGGATCACGTCGCGCAGCAGCGTCTGGAATTCCGGCTTGTGGCGCCAGGCGTCGAGCTTCGCATATTTGATCGCATGATCGAAATTGGTCTGGCGGCAGTGGTAGCCGCCATCATCCGTGGTGTCGGTGGGGTCGCCGGGGGTGCGGCGATTGCCGGCAGCGGTGTTGGTGCGGCTCGCCAGAGGGCGGGTAACGGTGACGCCGACCTTATCGCCCTGCTGCTGCGGTACGCCGACAACATTGATCATCGACAGGAAGTCGCTGCTTTCCTGAATCTTCTCTTCCAGCTTCTGTTCGACCACCGGGGCGATGCTGAATTTGACTGTGGCATCATCCACCCCGTTGAGCAGGGCGATCTGGCTGACATAGGCGCGGTAGAGGATGCGGGTTTCGTTACGCATGGGAGGATGGCTCCTGGGGCGGAATAAAGGCGGGGCGGGCGGGGAGGCAGATCAGCAGTCGGTGACGACCTTGTTGCCGCCACCGCCGGTGGCAGGCTGGCGTTTGAAGGTGTTGGGTTGTTCGGTGTTTTCCAGCTGGGCGCGGAGGGCGGTCAGATCGCCCTGCATGGCGGCGACGGCATCATTGGCTGGCTTGGTTGCGGCGGCGATCTGCTGAGCGACTGATGCGCCAAAGGCGGTGGCGAACGCCTCCGCATCAAAGCCATTGTCATTGGCGGGCTTGGGATTGGCGGGCGGGGTGACCGGTTCCTCCTTCTTGTCCTTCTTGAAGAAGGCGAGGATCGATTCGCCGATGCTCTTTCCGATGGCGTCGCTGTCGAGCGGGGCGGCCATGATCTCGATCTGGGTTTCATGGGCGGTGGTGAAGAGGTTCGGGCGGGAGCGAGCCGCGAATTTCAGGGGTTCGGTGCCGAGCGAAGCGGGCTGATCCGTGACAGCCAGGCCGACCAGATAGGCCTTGCCCTCGCCCGCGAAATCGGGGTGAATTTCGCAGCTGGTGAACAGCTTCTGGTCCGCCTTGTTGATCGCGACCAGCTGATCATTGGCGTCGATTTCGGCATAGAGGCCCAGCAGCGTCTTGTTTTCACCGTTGATCGAGAGGGTCACTTCTTCAGTTTTGAGCGAAGTGACAGAGCCGTATGCATTGAACGGCTTGTCGGGGCTGTAACCGGCGATGTGCTCGCAGTTGATGCGGGCCGTGTAGGTGGCGGGTGCATAGCCGGCGGCGCACTGTTCCAGCCATTCGCGCTGGATCACCCGACCATCGACCGTGGCCCCTTCGACTGCGACGCGGAAAAACTTACTCTTGGCCATGGGTGGCTCCGGTTCCGATGGTTGCGGGGCGGTGCGCCCCTGTTGACCAGCAGAAAGGAACTGAAGGCGGCTCCGGCTCAAGGCGGGGCATATGGAGAGGCCCTTTCTCCATATGGAGGGCGGTGCGGCGGCGGTGATCGGCGCGGCATGGTCGGCCGCGATGACCGATCCTTCACCCCAGCCTGGCGCGCCTACTGTCCTGTGGCAGCATGATCCGCGTCGCCATGCGCGCTCGCTCTACTGGCGGGGCTATGGCGTTACCCAGGTGGCTGAAGAATTCGCGCTGCATGGCGTGGTCAATGATGCCGGCAAGCCGATCCCGCGCGCGACGATCGAGGCGTGGAAACAGCGTGACCGTTGGGATGAGGCGCCGTCGATCCGCAAGATCGAAGATGCGCTGGAAATCAAGCTGATCACGCTGATCTGCAAGGAGAAGAAGACTAGCGCCGATTATGTCGAACTGGACGCATTGCGCCGACAGGTGGAGAGCCTGGCGCGGGTGCGGCGCCATGATGCGCCGGGTGGCCATAGCGGCGACCTCAATGACAAGGTCGCCAATCGCAACGCCGGGCCGAAGAAGAAGGCGAAGAAGAACCATTTTACCGCCGACCAGGCGGCCGAACTCAAGCGCATCTTCCTCGATGGCCTGTATGATTATCAGCATCGCTGGTGGCAGGCGAAGGATCAGCGGACCCGCATGATCCTCAAGTCGCGCCAGATCGGCGCGACCTATTATTTCGCCTTCGAAGCGCTGATCGACGCGATCGAGACGGGGCGTAACCAGATATTCCTGTCCGCGTCGAAAGCGCAGGCGCATCAGTTCCGATCCTATATCGTCAGCTTCGCCAAGCTGGTCGGCGTGGCGCTGACCGGCGACCCGATGCTGATCACATCGGATCTGCGGCCCGAAGAGGAAGCGGCGGCCGAACTGCATTTTTTGGGCACCAATTTCCGCACCGCCCAAGGTCGGCACGGCAATTTCTATTTCGACGAATTCTTCTGGGTCCATTCGTTCGAGGAACTGAACAAGGTCGCCTCGGGCATGGCGACCCACAAGAAGTGGCGGAAAACCTATTTTTCGACGCCGTCCAGTGTGGCGCATCCGGCCTATCCCTATTGGACGGGCGAGCGGCGCAACCGTCGGCGCAAGAAGGCTGACCGGATCGAAATCGACGTCAGTCATGCGGCGCTGGCGATCGGCATGGTCGGGCCGGATCGCATCTGGCGCAACATCGTCAATATCCGCGACGCCGAAGCGGGCGGATGCGACCTGTTCGATATCGAGGAACTGGAAGACGAATATGCGCCTGACGAATTCGCCAATCTGTTCATGTGCGATTTTGTCGACGACAGCCTGTCGGCCTTCAAATTCAATGATCTGATCGCCTGCGGCGTCGACAGCCTGGTCGAATGGGACGATTTCAATCCGGAAGCCGCGCGCCCCTATGGCAACCGCAATGTCTGGGCGGGCTACGATCCGCAGGAAAGCGAAGATGGTGACAATGCCGCACTGGTCATTGCCGCGCCGCCGCTGGTCGAGGGCGGATCGTTCCGCCTGCTGGAGCGCCACCAGCTGCGCGGCCTCGACTTCCAGCAGCAGGCCGAATTTATCAAGGCGGTGCTAAGCCGCTACCATTGCACCTATCTGGGCGTCGACGCGAAGGGCGTGGGCGCAGGCGTTTATCAGCTTCTGGCCAAAGTCGGCGAAATGCCGGGATGTTCGGTCGCCAAGATCGAATATTCGCTGGAGGTGAAGGCCGGCATGATCATGAAGGCGCAGAATGTCATCCGCCGGGGCCGCTTGGCTTTCGACGCCGGATGGCTCGATCTGGTTTCGGCTTTCGTGTCGATCAAGAAAACGCTGACCACCAGCGGGCGCAACGTCACCTTCAAGGCTGGGCGCGGCGGCAATGACGGTCATGCCGACCTAGCTTGGGCGGCGATGCATATCCTCATGAACGAGCCGCTGGACGGCAAGGAAAAGCCCAAGGGCTCGATGGAGATTTTCGAATGAGCAAGCGTGCACGCCGGATGAACCGCTGCGAGGCGCAGGACGCTGCCAAGGGCGCGATCGTCGCGGCAAACGATAATCGCGGCGCCGTGACGGCCTTTGCCTTTGGCGATCCCGAACCGGTCAACAGCCGGGCCACCATGCTCGACATGCTGGAATGCTGGCACAATAATCGCTGGTATGAGCCGCCGGTGTCGCTGGACGGGCTGGCGCGCTCCTATCGGGCGTCACCGCATCATTCGAGCGCGATCATCCTGAAGCGCAACATGCTGGCGGCCAGTCTGGAGCCGACGTCGGTGCTGTCGCGCGCCGCCTTTGGTGGTTTGGTGCAGGACTATCTGGTGATGGGCAACGCCTATGTGCAGGAAGTCCGCAATCGCCTGGGCGGCGTGCTGCGTCTTGACCATTGCCTGGCCAAATATACGCGGCGTGGCGTACAGCCGGGTAGCTTCTGGTGGGTGCCGGGCTTCCAGCAGGAGGAGGAATTTGAGCGCGGCACCGTGCATCAGCTGCGCGCGCCCGATATCAATCAGGAAATCTATGGGCTGCCCGAATATCTGAGCGCGCTCCAGTCGGCGTTGCTGAACGAGAATGCCACGCTGTTTCGTCGGCGCTATTATGAGAATGGCAGCCACGCGGGCTATATCCTCTATGCGACAGGCGAGTTCGCCGACGGCGATGTCGACGCGATGCGCGATGCGCTTAAGCGGTCGAAGGGGCCGGGTAATTTCCGCAACCTGTTCGTCCACTCGCCCAACGGCAAGGAAAATGGCATCCAGTTGAGGCCGATCGCGCAGGTCGGAGCATCTGACGAGTTTCTTGGCATCAAGAATACGACGCGCGACGACGTGCTGGCCGCGCACCGGGTGCCGCCGCAGCTGCTCGGCATCGTGCCGGCGAATGCGGGGGGATTTGGCGACGTGACCAAGGCGACCGATGCGTTTTTCGAACTGGAGATCGAGCCGCTCCAGTCGGTTTTTCTGGAATTGAACGATATGCTGGGCTTTGAGGCGGTGCGCTTCCGTAAGCGGGAGCGCGCGCCCGAAGCCTGACCTATTCCCGAACGGGGATGACCGCGCTGCCACGCGGCCACCGACGAGGATCATGCTCGCCACTGCCAACCGGCCACCCTGGCCGCCCCGCTCTGGATATCCAGGGCGGTGGTTCATCTGTGAGCGAATTTCCAACATGTCACTCGAAAAAATTCAACCAGTTACCCCCGCTGCCGGTTATATCGGCGGCAAGCGCAATCTGGCCTCGCGCCTTGTCGATATCATCGGCAAGGTCGATCATGACAGCTATGCCGAGCCGTTCGTCGGTATGGGTGGCATCTTCCTGCGCCGGCGGGCGCGGCCGAGGACCGAGGCGATCAACGATATCAGTGGGGACGTGGCGACCTTCTTCCGCGTGCTCCAGGAGCATTATCCCTATTTCATCGACATGTTGCGCTGGCGCGTGGCGAGCCGGGCCGAATTTGAGCGGCTGAGGGCGATGCCGGCGGATCGCCTGACCGACCTGCAAAGGGCGGCGCGGTTTCTGTATCTCCAGCGGCTTTCCTTTGGCGGGAAGGTGCAGGGCAGGGCGTTCGGCGTGGATGCGCGCAGCCCGGCCCGGTTCAATGTGTCGAAGCTGGAACCGATGCTGGCTGATATACATGAGCGGCTGGCCGGTGTCGTCATCGAGCAGCTGCCTTATGGCGAGTTCATCCGGCGCTATGACCGGGCCGGTGCGCTCTTCTACCTCGATCCGCCTTATTGGGGATGCGAGACAGACTATGGCCAGGACGTGTTCTCGCGGGCCGATTTCGACCAGCTGGCCGAGCAGTTGGCTGGGATCAGGGGCAAGTTCCTACTATCGATCAACGCCACAACCGGCGCGCGGGAAACCTTTGGCCGCTTCCATGTCATGGACGTGCCCACGACCTACACGATCGGCGGGGAGCCGAAGGCGGTGACCGAATTGATCGTCAGCAACTTCCCTCTGCCCTGACGGGCTATCCACGGACTCGCCTTATGAGTGCCTTGCGCTCGTCAGCGGCAAGCCAGGCCCGTGGGCTTATGCCGATCGGCACATTGATGCTGATCGGCACGACCGCGTAGACCGGCGCGGGATCATGGCTGAACCGGACTATCACTGGCCGCGCGCCACAGCTTCCGCACCGGAATAGCTTGATCGCCACATACCAGTCCTCGCGCAGGCGGCGCTGGCGACAATGCATCTGCATGTGACTGACCCTGATCGCGCCGCGACGGTGGCAGCGTGGGCAGATCAGGACGATGTGGCTATGACCGGCGCCTTTGCGCAGCATGTCGTTCAGCGATGATCCGGCGACGCCACCCATCGCCACAATATAGAACAAATGAGGAACATGCCGCAATAAAATACGCGTCCCACAATGTGAAATTAGTTGCCAAACCTTGTAATTTTATTTCAAAATTCGGAAATTTCAATTTCGCGCAATGAAATTACAAAATCTTCGAGGCCATGCCGCCACCCCAAAAAACGTGCTTTTCCCCCCGCCTCGCCCGCGCGCTTTTTATGTCTCTTTTGATGCACTGGTGCTTGGGCTGCTGACCCGGCCTAAACCCTTGGCGGCGCTTGCACTGTGCAGGACGCTGCGCTGATGCATTTTGATGCAGCTATGGAGCCGCAGGCGCGCCGTGTGGGGCTGGGATGAATTCTCACCTGGGCTCCCCCTGGGAAGCCCCCGGTGGCGCAAGCCACCGGCCCCCTACCTCACGGCGAGAGTGCATCCTATCCATGTAGGGCAACGATGATGGTGGTCCCCTCAAATCAACGTCTGGCGAAGCCAGTCATCCGCCCCTTTTATATTTCTACCCCTGGATAGTGTCGGGACTCCCGACTAGCGCTACTGCGCTGATCGATGGCTTCGCTGAGCGAATCGAGCACGGCCATGAGGCTTGCGTCATCTTGCCTTCTGGGCGGCGATTTGAGCCCTTCCGGCGCCTTGCCACGTCGCTTGATGACCTTGCGGCGCAGTGCAGCCTTGAAGGTGGCCCAGACGCGGCGGGGCGCTGCACTCAAGTCGAAATGGAAAGCGTTGCTGATCTGCTCGCGCTGGGGGCCAGCTTGACCTGCCGTCTCGGCGACGACGGTGCGGCGGACCCAGCGCAGACCCAGCCATTTGGCGAATCGTTTGCAAGCCTCGATCGCTGTCGCCCGATGGCAGCCTGCCCGGTCGGCCAGTTCTTGATAACTGGGATCGAGCCGCCCCGTCTTAAAATCGAGCAGCTTGAGAAAGCTCAGGAGGATACGACGATCGCCATCCTGCAGGCGATCGCTTTCCTTGTAGCGCGTGACGCGCTGATCATGCAGCAGTTCGTCGAAGGCTTGAAGGATCGCGCCGATCCAGTCCCATCCATCCTTGACGGGTTTGAATATCTGAGCGCGCTGATCATCAATGTCGTAGCTGTTACGGCGCGGCGTGCGCTGGCG